CCGTACTAATATGAAAGAGTACGGTGTACGTAATGCTACACTAATGGCAGTAGCACCAGTTGAAAGCAGTAGTGTTGTTATAAACAGTACTAATGGTATTGAAATGCCTATGAGCTTAATTTCAGTTAAGGAATCAAAGGCAGGATCATTTACTCAGGTAGTACCTGAGTATCACAGATTAAAAAACAAGTATCAGTTAATGTGGGAACAAACAGACTGTGCCGGTTATTTAAAAACAGCCGCTGTAATTGCAGCCTATGTTGATCAATCAATCAGCACAAATACTTTCTATAATCCAGCACATTGGCCAGATCGTAAAGTGCCAACTACATTGATTGCTAAGAATTTGATGCAGGCACACGTTTGGGGTCTGAAAACCTTCTATTATAGCCTCGTGAATAAACAGGGTGCTAAAGCGGATGCCGAAGAGGCACCCGCTATGTTAGAAGCTGTTGATTTTGATGATGGAGCCGATTGCGAAAGTTGCAAATTATAATGGATATACCAGCATACGTTTACTATATTGAACATATCCCAACTGGTAAGTTTTACTATGGGTCAAGATATAAGCATATAGAAAAACATGTTTTGCCCGAGCAAGATTTATGGAATAGTTATTTTAGTTCTTCGAAAGAAGTAGCAACTTTGCGAGAAGATACCGGTAATAATTCTTTTGAATATAAAATAATTTATACCAATACAGACATTGATAAATGCTTTGACTATGAACAGACATTAATCAAAGAACATATTAATAATCCGCTATGTATTAATAAAAGATATTTTGATTCTGTTAAAGGTACAAAAGTATTTTCTACGTTTGGTAAAACTTTATCTTCTAAAGGAAAACCAAAAAGTGAAGAAACTAAACAGAAAATGCGTAAACCAAAAAGTGACTCACATAAAGAAAATATGCGTAAGGCACAATTGGCTAATGGCGGAAATGGACCAACGAAACATAAAGAAGAATCAAAAAATAAAACAAGAGAAACAATGAAATCGAAACCAGATCGTCCAAATAAAACCTGCCCACATTGCAATAAAACAGGCGGAGCAATATCAATGGCACGTTGGCATTTTGATAACTGTAAGGAAAAACAATGAGCAAAGCACAGTACGATCTTTCAAAACCAACCAACTATTTAAAACGAACAATGTTTTTAGATCCAGCCGGTCCGGTCACCGTTCAGAGATTTGAAGAATTTAAGTATCCCAAAATTGCTAATTTTGAACAGCAACAACGAGGATTCTTTTGGGTGCCGGAAGAGATTAGTTTAACTAAAGATTCAAATGACTTCAAAGACGCAAGTGATGCAGTTAAGCATATCTTCACAAGTAACTTGTTACGTCAAACGGCATTAGACAGTTTACAAGGACGTGGTCCTGTACAAGTGTTTAGTCCGTGTGTAAGTCTTCCGGAATTAGAATCATTGGTGCTAATATGGTCGATGTTTGAAACCAACATTCATAGCAAAAGTTATAGCCACATTATTCGCAACATATACAATGTGCCCAAGGATGTGTTCAACACCATACATGACACACAGGAGATCATCAGCATGGCTAGTAGTGTTGGCAAATATTATGATGCCTTACACACACTAAACTGTTCTAAAGAAATAGGACTTCCGGTGACAGAAAAAGAACACGTCAAGGCCATATGGTTGGCACTCAACGCCAGTTATGCTCTCGAGGCATTCCGTTTCATGGTTAGTTTTGCTACAAGCCTGGCTATGGTCGAGAACAGAATTTTTATGGGCAATGGCAATATTATATCATTGATCCTGCAAGATGAATTACTGCATAAAGCCTGGACTGCATATCTAATCAATCAAGCGATCAAGGACGATGCACGTTTTGCCGAAGCCCGGGACGAGTGTGAAGCCGAAGTGTATCAACTGTACATGGACGTGATACGTGAGGAGAAAGCCTGGGCTGACTACCTGTTTATTAAAGGCCCTGTGATAGGTTTAAACGCCAATATCTTGAAGGATTTTGTTGATTATACCGCATTAGGTGCACTAAAAGACATCGGTATCAAGTACCAAGCACCTGCACCAAGATCGACACCAATACCGTGGTTCAACAAGCACACTGACACCAGCAAGAAGCAAACAGCCTTACAAGAGTCAGAATCAACCAGTTATGTTCTTGGAGTCATGAGCGAAGATCTTGACTACGAAGCTCTGCCAGATTTATAGGAACAGCAATGCCCGTTCGTAAAGAATATGTTTATTGGTTAGGCGAAAAGTATTGGCAAGGCGAAAAAAATCCCGCAGCGCCAAACGAACCCATTCTGCCATTTTTGTCTTTACCAGAATGGCGAAATACTCTTGCACCTGCGGATCAACAGGCATATGATGCAGCCTGGGCCGCACAGTGTAAACTGGAACAGGCCGAAATTGATAATAAAAATTTGACCTTGGACTTTGATTTGGCTACATACAGTACATACGAGACACAATGTACTCGAATCTGGGCCACACAGGCTGCGTGCGATGCATTCAGTGATGATCCTGAATGGGTCACGTGGCACAATCGGTATCTTGCTGATACCGAACAAACACTAGAAATAAAAACGGTAATAATATGATAACAGTATACTCAAAAAACAATTGCCCCTATTGTGTACAGGCAAAAAACTTATTGAAATCTAAAGGTATTGCATTTGAAGAAATCAATATTGAAGAAACTCCCAGTGCACGTGAGTTTATAGTCGCAGAAGGACACAGAACAGTTCCACAAATTTATCAAGATGGCAAGTTGTTGGTGGAGGGTGGGTTTACCGGCCTGGCCCGACAAACACCAGAATTTTTTCAAACACTAAAAGGATAAAAATGTTAGTCAATAAATCGTATGCCGACGGTGACATCGTCTGCTTTAAATTAGTCACCGGCGATGAAATCATTGCCAAAATTGTAAACAAAAGTATCGAAGGCGACTTTATTGTCAGCAAACCTTGTACAGTGGTTCCGGCACGAGAGGGTATTGGTCTCATGCAGACCCTAATTTCTGGGGAGGTAAATACTAATGTGACACTGAAAGGTCAGCATATATTGATGCATGCCCCGGTTGTTGCAGATATTGAAAAACACTATCTCAAAACCACTACAGGAATACAATTAGTTTAAATGCCCGCAGTTGCCGTACAAAAAGTATCTTGGACCACACCGGCACCGCCAGCACCACCCCCGGGTATGGTCATGGTGGGTATTCCCACTGTGACGGTGGCTGGAAATCCCATAGCATATCAAGGCAGTCCAATTACACCACACGGCAATCCCAAGATACAACCCTTGTGCCAAACTGGACCATTTATCTCTGCAACTTTCGTACCCACCGTACGAGTCATGGGTATACCGGTTGCACACATCGGGGCACTATGTGATTGTGGGCACAAGATCGCAATTGGTATTCCCACAGTCATGATTGGTAGTCCTTCTGGAGGCGGTGGTGGCACAAATGCTACCAATGCCACATCAGAAAGTGCAAGCAGTGGAGCAGCATCAGCAGGTTTAGCAGGTACCACATCGGGTACACCCCCAGACGGAGTTACCACAACTTCATACAGTCAGCCGGGTGTTTCTGACAGCAGTATACAAACCGGAGGAACAAATGCAGATGGATCAACATGGTCAGTTTCATCTGTTACTCAGAACGGTGTTACCACAGTAACCAAAGTGGGGGCACAACAGTAATGTCTTCGGCAATACAATTAACTGCAACAAACACCATTCTTAACGGACAGGGATTGTCGGTATCGGCCAATCTAGTTAGTGAAATTGCCACATTTCAAAATCAAACACCGGTATCGATATTGTCTGGTATATTTGCCACTGCCGCAACTGCCAACGCAAATATTCAAAGCAATATTGCCAATGCCATCAGCAGTCTCGGAGCAGGCATTGTCAATGGTTTGTGGTTGATAGATTACTATCCCGCAAATGTTGCTCCAGTATCCAGTGCCAACATAGCCTATTACACAGTGGGCAATTTGGCAGTGGCCAGTTTTAGCAACACAGTCAGCAATCAAGCCCGAGCACCATTTTATTACGGCATGTCAGAATTTGCCAATGTATTTTTAACAGTGTTTGGCTACACCAACAGCATATTTGACACAGTGTCAAGTGCAAATATCCTTCAAAATCGAACATATGGTCAATCGGGACTGGGCTACACTGGACCGGCACAATTGGCTACTCTGGGATTTGGCTCAACCGGCTCCACGATTGCAAATGCAATTGCCAATTGGGGCACCATGTACGATATCAACAATATTAGAACTGCCGGCGATCCCTATGTGTTTGGGCAAAACTTGTTGAATCAAGGCTTGGGACAATACGGCAATTTATCACAACAATTGACCACTGCCGGATTGAATATTTACAATTTATCCCAAATACCACAGAGTCAATCAACCACTGCAATACAGGCCAGCACAGTGGCCACCACAACACCGGTTGGTCAGGTGCAATTACCTGCACTGTCTACAACAACCACCACAACCAGTGTGACTGGCAACAGTACTGATGTTGTTTCTGCAATATACAAAACCGTTACCGGATCTGCACTAGACGCCATTGTCACTGCTACCGGAATTGCAACCACTGCTGCCAATTTGGCTGATTATTTGACTTTGCAAAATGTAGTCGATCCCGCAACGTATGCACAACTCAATAGTTTGGGAATCACCGATTTTAACAGTTTTGGTGCGTATTTACAGCCCAAGATTGGCAAAGGTACTTTCAGTTCTTGGCACGATTTGGCCAATTTTATCAACAGCCTTGAAGTTCCGCAGTATACCGCAAATGTGACCGCAAATGCCAATGCTGTCATGCTGTCTGGCACTGTGGTAAGCAATATCAATAACACTCTAGGAACCGGGTTGGGCCCGTTTGGAGCTCCGATAATAACCGATTATCTTGGTGCAGTTACCGGATACCGTTACACTGCTGAATTCAGCACAATCAATTCCTATTACAACACAGTGAGTTCGGCAATCAACTTGAACTCGTTGATGCAGGCTCTACAGACTGCAGTCGGTAACTATGTGACTTCACCGGTGAGTATATCTACAGTAAGCACCGCAGTCAACAATATCAATCTAGCATTAAATTCTACACCCAATACCACCGCGGTAAATTCATCTGCAGCGGCTTATTATAATATTTTAATACAATTGGCGACCGAGGTAACAAATTTGTCAAGAGCTGGAGTCAGCATCTCTCCTGCAACACCACAAACGTTAAATTCGTTGGCCACACAATTTGGCGGGCTAGCCAGTGACAAAACTCAGTTTCAAACTTATCAATTTTTTGCCAACTTGATCACCAGCGACTCTGCCGGAGATACCTTAAGATCAGCAGTGGCAGAAAATATCAACAGCAGTATTGCTCAAAGTCGAGGAATCACTGCCACAAACGACCCCGGACCGCAACTAGCAATAGTTCAAGCACAGACCCAAAATATACCATTAAGTACGTATATAACGCAGAATCAGTAGGGTTTTAATGGCGAAAAAACGTCAAGATCGTTATTTAAGACAATCACAAATGACTTATCTAGTATTATAACTATAGATAATTGTTCTTAAATAGATTACAAGAAGAAAATAGGAGGACATGACATGAACAAGATACTTGGTATCTTAGTAGCAATCATAGCCCTGACCGTAATGGCACCCGGTCATGCAGATGAGGTCAATAAACATGACCTAGATTGTTTGGCTCGTAATATCTATTACGAAGCCGGTTTAGAAAGTGAAGAAGGCAAAGTGGCAGTGGGCCTGGTTACCATTAACCGAAGCCGTGATGACAAATTCCCAAATAGCATTTGCGGAGTTGTAAATCAAAAGACCGTTTTTAGTATACCTCAAACAGTGACTCGTGTTAGAGAAATTACCACAGGGGTAGTTTTTAAAACAGTCGAGCGAATAAAGGAAACTCAAACAGTTTGGACAAGCCGAGTAGTTTGCCAATTCTCATGGAGATGTGAAAATGTACGTAAAATTAACTATACAGATAGCCGTTGGGAAAATAGTGTTGCCGTCGCTAGAGAACTTCTTGAAGGTGGATACCAAGAACTCCGTGACAAATATGCGGACGCTGAGTATTTTCACGAGGTCCATATTCACCCAACTTGGGCTCGACAAAAGCATCGCATCAATAGAATCGGCGGTCATATATTTTATGCGGACAAAACGTCCGAGTTGACAATTGCATCGCAAGAGTAGTATAATTGTGTTAAATACTATTATACAACACTGGAGTCAATTATGGGTAAACAAGTAATGCTGGTTGATACATTCGATGAATCAGAATATCCCGGAGATATCACAAATGAGGATTATGGATTTATACTAGACTCAAATGGTGATTTAAAAAGTGTATTTTTGCCCGAACATGTTCCTTTTAAAGCACCCAAAAATGTCAACCGGATACTGAAACTGTTTGGTATACCCGACGTCGACAACATGGATGTGGACCAACCAATCCAGTAACAAAATCAATGGCAAATCAAAACGTATTTTGCAACGTGCCGTGGACCAACCTCCATGTGTATTGGGACGGTAGTTTCGGAGCCTGTTGCAGTGAAAAACATGCACCGCACACCAATCTCGAAAAATACAATCTAAAACGCATGACTGTGTCTGAATGGTATTCGGCTGAACCCATGCAGTTGATGCGAGCCAAAATAAAAACCGAGAATCCTCTTTCGCAATGCATCGGTTGTTATCGTGAAGAAAGTGTTGGATATGAAAGCCGGCGAATAAAAGAAAATTTCAAAAGTGTGATCTTTACCGAGCAGGCGTTTGATCGAAGTTATCTGCAGGGACCAATGTACGAAATATTCGAATCTGATGAGATCACTCGTCAACCCATTGACTGGCATGTGGATTTGGGAAATGAATGCAATCTTGCCTGTAAGATGTGCAATCCGCGAGCCAGCAGCAGAATAAGCAGTATTTTTACCAAATGGCAATTGATAGATCAATCGGCCAATCAAAATTGGACACAGGATCCGGTGGCCTGGCAAAATTTTCTTGACAGCATAATGTCAGTGCCCAACCTGAATCGATTGCACTTCATGGGCGGGGAGCCTTTGTTGAACAAACGTTTTCCCGAACTGCTGGATTTTTTACTGGAAAACCGTCGCCAATCAATATCTATTAGTTTTGTCACAAACGGCACAATAATGAATCAAGGTCTAGTGGACCGACTAAAACGGTTTCGCAGTTGCGATATAGAAATCAGCATAGAAAGTGTTGAAGCCAACAATCACTATATTAGACAACTCAGCGACACTGACACCGTGCTTGACAATATCAAACTACTACATGCCCAACAAACTGATCAATTTCATGTAGTACTTAGATCAGTGCCGCAACTGTTGAACATAAACAATTATCACCGATACATATTGTGGGCCTGGAACATGGGCCTGCCGATACAGGGAATACCATTGATCAATCCTCGATATCTGCAGGTGTCGGTGTTGCCTTTTGAATTTCGACAAACTCTTGTTCAAAATTACCAAACTGTCAAAGATCAAATCTCGCCCGATAACATTGTGGGACTGTCAACCGGGCGCAATGTTGGTGTATTGGGAACCACGCTTAGAAGAGAATGTGATGCCATGATACGTATGTTGCAACAACCCGAGCCCGAAAATGTCGCAGAATTGCGTGTAGAATTGGCCAAATGGCTCCAGCGTTGGGATCAAGAATTTGGATTAAATGCACACGATTTTTATCCTGAATATCGAGAATTTTTAGATGCAATACAGTACCAGATTTAGTATTGGGCTGATTCCACACGGTGTGCCCAAAATCAATTATGGTGTTGATGCCGCAACTGTCAACACCGAATTGATCGTGTCACAGCCCATGGCACTGAATTTTGATTTGGATTTGTCTGCTGGTGCACACACGGTATTTTTGGATTTTTACAACAAAACCAATGACTTGCCCGAAACAGCACTGGAAATCGAATACGTGGAATTTGAAGGCATGCGACTGGACCGGTTCAAATGGAGCAGTAGATACTATCCGGTTTATCCCGAACCCTGGGCCAGCCAGCAGGACCATTTGCCCGAATTTCACGCCAGCGCAACTTACATGGGCTGGAACGGTCGATGGGAACTGTACTTTGATACTCCAATTTTTACCTGGATTCATCGACTGGAAAATCTGGGATGGATCTACAGTTGACAAAGAATGGCGCAAACAGTATAATACGTTATGACTAAAAAAATCGGCTTTTGTTGCAAATGGCTTAACGACCCTTCCGAATGTGGTGGCATGAAGGTGAACGCTAAGGATCGAGACCTAAACGGGCGGAGCACCACCATGCGCTGGCTACGTGAGCACAAGAGTGAAGCCGAGCAACGGCAGTGGGAGATCATGAATCACAATGCTGCAGCCGCGGTGAAGTTGATTGAGCGTGTGGCCACATTGCCCGCCGAACGCAGAATGGTGCGTTTGGGCAGTGAAATGCTGCAAGGCTATACCGAAAAGGACTGGCAGGCTTGGTGGCAACGACCGGAGATACAAGACCACTGTGCCAAGATATTTGCACCCATTGGTGAGACTGCTCGACGTCTGGGTGTGCGTATCAGTTTCCATCCCGGACAATTCTGTGTTCTTGCCAGCGACAATCCAGATATAGTAAATAGAAGTATAGAGGAGTTTGAGTATCATGCAGATATGGCCCGTTGGATGGGATACGGCGTTCGATTCCAGGACTTTAAAATCAACGTTCACATCTCCGGGCGTAAGGGTCCACAGGGAATTAAAGACGTATTTGGACGTTTATCACCCGAGGCTAGGAACTGCCTTACAATTGAAAATGACGAAATGTCTTGGGGCCTTGACGCCAGCCTTGAACTCGCAGACACCTGTGCACTCGTGCTTGATATACACCACCACTTCGTCAGAACCGGAGAGTATATCAAGGGGAAAGATGATAGATGTTTACGTGTGATTGATTCATGGCGAGGTGTTCGACCAGTGATACATTACTCTCAAAGCAGAGAAGATGTACTTCAAGGACACAATATAAATGAACTCCCTAATCTTGAAGAATTATTATCGCGAGGATATAAAAAACAAAAACTCCGTGCACATAGTGATTTTATGTGGAATAATGCCGTAAATGATTGGGCTAGAGAGCATTGGGAATGGGCTGACGTACAAGTTGAAGCAAAAGGGAAAAATCTAGCTAGTGCCCAATTGGCGGAGTTCTGGAAAGGCAATAAAGATACCGTGAGTCCTATTCTTGAGATTGAAGCAGACTCCACGTCCAATTCCTAATTTTAAAGATGTTTGGTCAGCAGACAATCCCTTGTTCATTAATTGTATTGCGTCTTTAAAGCACGCCAACTAGGACTCTAGTCATAAATACCCTATAACAGGGTATAATGATGGGTTTTATTTCTTACGTATTCACAGGTAATTCTGCCAATGATGGCACAGGCACACCATTACGCAACGCATTTGAAATAATTGATGACAACTTTGCCAATATTGCAAACGGCAATGTCACAATCACACTGAATGCACCAGTTTTAACAGTTGCCAATCGAACTGGTAATATTCTTCTTTCAGTTAACGATGTAACCGGAGCAGCCAGCACCGGTTACGTTAACTCAATCTTTAGTCAATACACCTACAGCAATGCCAATGTAGGGTATTATCTTCCCACAAATTCAACCATAACCGCAATTCAAGCCAATGTCGCGGCCGCAAATGCCGCAATTGTTACCGCCAACACCGCGGTGGTAAACTATGTCGAATCGGTAACCGGATCATTGAGCGCTCTAGTGGCCAACAGTTTTACTGCCAATGCTGCGCTTAATGGCGCATTGAACAATATCAATGTGTTGTTTGCCAATGCCGCAACACAATCTACACAAATAACCGCAGTATCCGCAGCCTGGCAAGCCAATGCTGCAACGCTGTATGCAGACATACAAACCAACAACGCCAACGAAGTAACGCTGGCCAATTATATCACCGCGGCCAATGCTGCCATTGTCACTGCCAATACCGGTGTTGTCAGTTATGTTAACAGTCAAATTGCATCGGTCACTGCCAACGCAGCCGTTCAAGAAACTGAAATCAGCAGTTTGCGTGCCAACATCACCGCGGCCAATGCTGCCATTGTCACTGCTAATTCAGCAGTGGTCAGTTATGTGAACGCATTGATTGCACCAATACAGGCCAATACTGCAAACATATTAAACAACGACAGTAATCTAAACGGTGCACTGAACAATATTACCACAATTGTCAATACTCTTATTCCTGGTATTAACAGCAATGTCAGCAATATTTCGGCCACAGTTGCAACCACAGTTGCCAGTGTTGCTCTAGTAAACAGCAATGTTGCAAATTTGTCTTCGGCATTGAGTTCCAATGTTACCAGTATCAACAGTAATTTGACCACATTGACAACTGAAATGAGCGCCACAATTACCAGCGTATCGGTCTTGAATAACGAATTTACAGCAAACTTGACACTGTCGGCAGCCAATGTTGCGGCTGCCAACGCAAAAATTTCTACCAATTCAAACACTGTTTCTAATTTGTCCGCTGCGCTCAGTGCCAACGTATTGGCAATTTATGCCAATTTGGGCAATACTGCCAGCAATATCAACAGTGCAATCAACTACATTGAAAACAGTGTAATTCCCGCAGCCAATGCTGCGATTGCCAGTACCAATGCCAATGTCAAGGCTGCCAACACAGCCATTGCCGCAGTGACCACTGCTTGGCAAGCAAATACTGCGGTATTGTACAATGACATCTTGACCAACAATGCCAACGAGGCTGCCTTGGCAGTATCAATAGCCGGCCTCAATGCCAATATCAATGCCGCAAATTATCTTGTGAGCGGATTCCAGAATAGTATATATTCGAATGTAAATCTAGTCGCATACCTGGGTGGTAACATCACTGTTGGCAATGCCAACGTCACATTTGCCAATATTGTGACAGCCAATGTGACCACCCTAACAGTCGTAGGAAATATCAACAACACTGGAAATACTGTAGTTGGTGGAAATATCTATGTCACTGGTGGTAGATTAAGAACAACATCAACATCGGCCACAATATTTAATACTGCTAATACTATCACTATTGGCTCTAATACCAGTAATGTATCTATGTCAGGAAGTGTTACTGTAGGATCAGTTTATACTGCAGGAAATATTACAGTAGGCAACATATTCACCAACAATTATTTGTATTCAAATGGTGCAAGTATAATTTACAGTATAACCACTGCTTGGCAATCCAACGCTGCCGGACTGTACACAACCGGTGTAACCCTAGGCAATCAAATTACTGCAGCCAACACAGTGGTTGCCACACTCAGTGCCAATGTTGGCGCATTTGAAACTTATGCAAACTCGCATTTTTCGACCACAACTTCGTCGGTCTACAACGGATCCAGTTCACTGGCATTTGCTACTTCTGGTGGTAACGGTGTGTTCCAAATTGGTGGAGTACAAACTGCAACATTTACACAATCGTTAATTTCCATGATTGGTGGAGTATCTGCTACTGCAAACGTAAGTGGTGCAAATGTTATTGCCACCACTAATCTAATTGCAAATGGCAACATTGCAATGGTGTCTAATGTAGCAAGATATACTTGGGTTGCAAATGTTGCACCAACAAACAGCCAAGGTAGCGTTGGCGATATTTGGTAT